ACCTATAACTACAAGTACCTATAGTACTTAGAGTTCGTTAAATTGCCTGCCGCCGCGAGGACCATATTAGCATTTTTTTATATTGTCGTACAAAGACTGAGCGTCTTGCTCGAATCCTGGTTTGAAGCCTAGAACATATATTCTTTGTGAATCTAAAGGACACAGGCGAGTCTCCGTCGAGAATCCCAATGGCTCCACCAAGGACATGATTTCCAAGGGTGTGTGCCTCGCATTCCACGCTTTGACCACCACAAAGAACGACCTATCTGCCACCTTAGTGATATCAAAGTCACAAGTATCATTGCACAAAAAAGCACCATCTTGTACCTCCCACGGGTTCCTATCTCTAGACACGACTAACTCTCTTACGTCCAGATCTCCGGGATTTCGCTATATTTACTGCGTGCTCTTGGGCTACAGCTTCTGCCCTAGTACCATGAGTTCCAAGTACTTTAGTTCCTGCCGCATCATACAGTTTCCACTTGTTGCCTACTTTCCTGATCATACTAGTACTCCAATATTAGTAGGCCCAGGTTATCCCAGGCCCACTTTGATAAAACTTAAACGAGGCGGTGAACATCCCTGTACACAACAGTAACATCTGCTGTATCCAGAGGAGTAGTCCCAATAGTAAAGTCGGCACCCGAACCATTAGTAATGGTAATATCCCCAAACCCTACTTCAGTATCCGGAAGTTCACTGGCGTCTACATAGAGAAGGACATCACCTGCTGCGTTAAGCGCACACGTAACTACAGCACTAGCACCATCTGCTACCGTAAGAGTACCCATAGCTGTACTCAAATCAACAGTAGTGATGGCAGCTTTCGTGTACATAGCCCCACCAATAGCATACTGGATAGTATTGGAAGTAGCGGCATCTTCAGAGCCTATGCCTTTAATAGCCAAACCACCAGCACTAAAGACTGCCTTGCCAAGTTCTGTATTGAAAATCTCGTGATCAAAAACAATCTGCATAATATTTATATCTCCTGTATATCAATCCTTGTTACAGTAATAGAGGCATCCCAGATATAGGCAGTTTGAGTACCACTAGTGCCATAATCAAGTGTAATAGTGTGGGTACCCGAAGTAAGGGCACATTTAAATCTTCGAAATGCCGGTGCCTTATTATAAGCATCTTGGGGGGCTTCGTAGTGTGTCCAGTTGCCAAGGTCTACACCATCAAGGCGAGCCCGGGCTTGAAACTTTTCTGTCGCACTATCTATTCGATACCCATAGTTAACTTCAATGAAGTAGTTACCGGCTTCAAAGTTTGAAGGAAGAGTAAGTGTAACCCTGTTTGTCCAAGCACTAGTAGTAGGACTTTCCGATCCAGCTTCAGCATAGTAAACTTTAACAGGACCGCTATCTGTAGCTTCCCATTCACCGTCCTTTCGGCTGTATTGAATGCCGTCAATAGGTGCTTCGGGAAAACTAATCTTAGCAGTGTTAGCTACAACAGCACTATTGTTAGAAACTTCTGTATCGAAATCAGAAATAGTGGAAGCAGCCTGGGTACCCGTATGGTTGGTACGGGCTCTATCAGCGCTATGATAGTGGAGTGTAGTATCACTGCTGCCTGTTAAAGCTGTAGCATCCTTATCTGCAATATTATTTGATTCTGCACAGTCACAGATACTTGCAAGTTTTGTTTTGTCCTCACTAGTAAATGCACTTAATCGTTTTACCGCCACTACGAAATCTCCTTGTACGCAATATAAATATGACCATTGGCGTTAGCAACATCAGTAGGTGTACCAGTACTATCAGTTATTTCTATACCCACAGTACCAGGTTCTCCTGTCACAGTACCATTAGCAGAACTCCAAGTGTACACATTTACTGTGCAGCCACTTATGCCAAAGATAAAGTAGCCCATAGATATAATACCACGAGAGCCAGACGCACCGGATGTAGCCCAATTTGATCGAAGATCATTAAGTACTGTACCGTCATTTTCTATTCTAAATCTTCCGGTACCTGCTTTAAATACCCTAAATCCACGACCTGAGTTTCTATAGGTTACCTCCTGTCCGGTTGCAACACCTTGTGGATTAAATTTGCAGTACGCGATGTCCTGCTCTTTATCCCCTGGATCAAATGTCCATGTCTTACCAACAGTAGTATTAGACTGTACAAACTCAAAAACTTTATCAGTCTGGAATCTGTCAAATTGAAAACCAGCAGCTTCACCATTTATCGTTACGGCTCCGATACTCTGGAAGGTAAGACGTCTGTCCATTGCCTTAATTACAGTGATTCGGGCGTTTGTTTTCGCTGCTTCATCTGCAAAATATACAGTGAAGTTATTTGGTGAGCTGATGTAGTACACAGTATCTTGGTTGTACTTAGGTGCATCTATAGTAATACTTGTACCACTGGTGATATTTATAACAGGACGTTCTGTTGCCAATGTCCCAGCAATCTCAGGTAGCCAGTAAGTATTAGTTGTTCCGATTGGAACATCAGCTAAGTTGAATACTGCTTTCTTTGAGTTATCAGCGGCATTGAATAACTCAAAATCACCATCGTTAAACGTTGTCAGTTCAGGTAACTGACCAAACCCACCACCACCACCACCTGTGGTGATTATAATAGAAACCTCGTTCTCATTTTCAGATTCTGTGGCAGAGGATTTCATGGCAATCCGGGCGACCTCTACCGCGTCAAATAGCCCTGGAGAAAGAGTGTACTCAACAGATCGCGCATTAAGTACTGCGTCATCGTAATTAGCGAATGTCTCTTGACCGTAGATAATTACAGGCTGCCCAACACGAGTTATTAACACAAGCTGTACGGTAGAATGTCCTGCTGGTACAGATGTCAGTGTGCCTCCATTATCCCATTGTGTTGGATCCAGTAAAGTTTCAGTACCTACAGTTGGTGGTGTTGTTACAATCTGAGTTAAGTATGTCCAGGCAAGCGGATCGAAGGCAGGGAAGGGCCTACTATGTGGGTTATTTTTGCTAAACGTGTAATTTCCGCTATTTGCAATCATGGTAAAAGCATCAGAGCGAATACTAAGATCAGCATTATTCCTACTAGCAAGTCCAAATTTGTTAATCCTACTACCGTCTGTTTCCAGTACACCCTGGTAGGTACGGTCTGTCCAGCTAATCCACGGATTTGCCAACAAGGATACTGGAATAATGTCGCCGTTAATTGCTGTGTAACTGAACAGATGGACTCTTGTAAGATCCCCAATTGCTGTTTTTGTTGTAGTTGTATTTAAAGTTCCAGTGTTATCAACAGAAACAAAATAAGCCCTAGCGGCTGGGTCAAGGGGCGGGGTTATAACTTGATCAGCAACCGATACTTCAAAACCTTCCCTTGAATCTGTGTCAAGTTCATTGTTAAAGTACACAGTGAATGATCCGTTACCGCTATCCGCAGTTAGCTGGATTTGTGTATCCGCGTTGATGGAAGTTACGCTGAAGTTCTCCTTGATACCACTACGAATAAGTTGGCGCTGCTTATAGTCTTCAATATCCATAAGGTCGGAGAACGTACCTTCTTGAAGATCAGAAGCAAACCAGACAGCATTCTGTGCCGCATTAGACTGTAGAGAAAAAATAGAAGCACTTTCAAAAGTTGTAATTCTTGTCTGCCCTTCAAGCGCTCCAAGAGGAGGAACAAGCGCTATACTGAATTCTTCTCCAGCAGAAAGAGTACCAGCTTCTATAGTTTCAGATCCAAAGAAATTATCGGAAGCTACTGAATTAATATAGTGCGAAATAATAATATCATCTGCCGGTGCAAATGTTCCAATCTTAAAGTAAAGCTTAGACACAAATTGATTGGACGAGGCATCAGCACTTTTAATAAGACTAGTACCACTTATCTCTGCAGAATCATCCGATTGCTCTACTACCCTAATTTGCTTAGGGGTAAAGTTAGTAGTAAAAGGTTCTTCTACAGTTCCAGTATCATCGAATCCGACAGACAAGCAGAGGCGTTTGGTACCATCATACAGGTGGCTGTATATAAGAGTACCACCAGCATCATCTAATCCAAGCTGGGGACCTATATAAATAGTACCTGCAGGTGCTCTAAAAGGAATACTAGATACAATCTCATCATTCACAGTATCGTGGGATAAAGCAGAACTTTCAAATACACTACCCTTTTTTACAGGGATATAATTTTCTGCTACATTCTCCATCAGTTGAGATCCGTTCCCATCTGCTATACCAGGAATAAACCAAGACATATTTAGTTATCTCCAAAAAGTTGAATATAAACAGTACAGTCGGAATCAGCAATAAAGTGCAGAGTTTCCCCACCGTTAAGTTTATAATAAAGAGGAGAAAGCATAGGTGCAGTACCATCTATAATACTAGCAGAAGGAACTGTTACTGTTTTAGAATCAATCCAAAAGTTAGCAGTAGCATTTAATACTGCATGTTTTGCATCACTAGGTACAGTAAAAGTTGCTTCAGTATTAGCTGTAAGCACGATTACATTCTTGTGCTTAGAATGATCAGCATACTCACTGATTACTTTTCCATTAGCGTCAAGAAATTGGTTAAGGTGTTCCACTACAAATACTCCTATTTATTAAATTGGTACGGGCACATATGTTCTTTTTAATGCGGCGTATAAAAAAATAGCTATCTATAATTATAGAAGCGAAGAACCCTATACATGCGCACTCTAACATAGGGTACCTCGCTGTGTGCAAGATTTGTGTGACATGTCAATTCCATTTTCCTTTCCCCTATGTATAGTATTTATAAACAAAAAAAGGACGCAAGCTTCCCCTGTTCAACCACACGAGTGGTCTACGCACAGTGGGAAGCTAAGCGTCCTTTCCCCAAAGTTTTCTTAGCTTTCTATTATTTGATATCAAATGGAAAATCCTCCAAGGGATTTATGAAGAGCGCTTCTGCTTCTTCTTTATATCTCTCGAGGTATTCTTCAGATTTTTGAAAGTGGTTATACTTTCCAGAAAGATGAGGATTAAGAATGGCATTAACCGAGTGTGTCGGTTTATACTTCATCTTGAATCGTTCCTCAACTTCCATAGGATGTCCGAGTGCGGGATTCCAACTTTTACGTGGCGCCTTCTGTTGAAGATAGAAAGTACCAAAGTTTTCAATAGCTACTCGGTATCCTTTTTGCACTCGTTCCAGAATCAGATGAAAGATAAGATCTACAAATCTTTGGATCTCTTCATCCGGAAGGTAGATGTGCGGTGATATAGCTTTTACAATATCTTGTTTTCGAAATGTAGGATTACCGTGCCTATCAGTACGAGCACCTTCTTCCCTCAGTGCTTTCCTAATAGCAGGCATCCTATATAATTCGGTGAGCTTTCGATCACCTGCTCGCATATGCCTTTCTCCTTATACATATATACTATAATAGTACCTTATACTTGTCAAGAGTTATTTTTAAGTTTCTTTAAAATACTGGTTTAAGGTACTAATAGTGTCTAGTTATAGGCCATATTTGTATTTAGTTACTGGTTATATGTACTATGTAATAACTTTTATATATTTTTTTAAAGAAATATTAAATAAAAAGCTTGACAAATAGTACTATATATCCTAATATATAGCTATAGAGGACGAACAGCGCATAACACTTTGGGGAAAGGTTATAGTTATGCCTGATCTAGATTACATTCAATACGCGCCGTACGCTGCTTTAACTCTTCTTCCTATTGGTTGGACCATTGCCCGCAATACATTCTTCCCTGCGGGTAAGGTTGCCCTTGCCCTAGAGTTGAATACTGCTGCAATAACTCAACTGCAGGAAGAACTAAAAGAAATGCGTACGGAAAGAACAGGCCAGTTCATATTATCTCACGAGGAAGCTCGTAAGTATTTGCACTGGCACGACAACGACGGCAACGTTTGTAGGGAATAAATAACATGGCAACTTTTGATAAGAAAGAGCGCATGTCTGCCCTGCTTCGGGATCTCAGATACAAACACAAGCGTGATCCGCTTGATGAGATTATTAACATTATAGATACCGGCGACATTAAAGACTCTGAAAAACTCAGGGCTTGGATGGAGCTTAACAACTTTATCTTCCCGAAGATGAAGGCTATAGAAGTTAAACCCGACATGGGTAAAGTTCTTGCACTGAACATTGATCTTACTGCTGCCGTGAAGGAAGCAGAAGAGGAGAGAGATGCGACTTCAGTACAAGGCGAATAAGACATTTGCTCTTATACACAAAGAGAAGTCTCTTTACATTTTTGTACGTGGTCCTGTTGGTTCAGGTAAATCTTCCGGGTCGGTGATGCACTTATTCCTGCACGCCCTCAGGCAAGTCCCTGACAAGAACGGAGTACGAAAATCACGATATGGGGTCATCCGTGCCACCTACCCTTCGTTGAAATCTACTACGATTAAAACGTGGGAACACTGGTTCGAGGATGACATAACGATTGTTCATGATACACCTATCCGTGGTACAGTGCGATTCAATCTCCCTGATGGCACTAAGCTGCACATGGAAGTTGTCTTTCTCGCAATCGAATCTGAGAAAGACGTTAACAAACTTCAGTCTTTGGAGTTTACAGCAGCCCATTGTAACGAGGCTGCTGAACTGGATGAAGCAGTATTTCAGATGTTGAAGTCACGTGTCAATCGGTATCCGGCTGCTGAAGATGGCGGTGCGGTTGATCCCTTTATCCTGTGTGACTACAACTCAGTATCAACAGATCACTGGCTCTACCATCTTGCAGAAGAGATCCCTAAAGAAGATCTTGAGGGTCATGCATTTTACCACCAGCCCCCAGGGGCAATCAAGGTGGGTAATAAATTTGTAGATAATCCCGAAGCAGATAATATAGAATTCTTACCTAAGGATTACTATAAGAATATCTGCCTGGGTAACGATGGGGACTATATTAATGTCTTCGTCTTAAACAACTATGGTGAAGTTAGATCTGGTAAACCTGTGTACAAGGATTACTCAGACAAAGACCACTGCGCTACTCTTCCGTTTAGACCCCTCAATGGTCTTCCTATTATTATAGGTGTTGACCAGGGTCTTACACCAGCTGCTATATTCACACAGCAGGCACCAGATGGTCAGATCAGAGTCTTTGATGAAATCACCACAGAAGATTGTTCTTTGCACGAGTTCTGCAATGATGTACTCTGGCCCAAGATTAATACAGAGTATCCTGAGTTTAAGAACTACATCACTTTGATTGTCGACCCTGCTACTAAACAACGTTCTATGAACGACAAGAAAGCAGGTACAGAGATTATCAAAGAAGCTGGGTTTAAGTATCGTACTGCTCGTACTAATAACGCAACTAAACGAAGAGAAGCTGTTGTAAACTTCTTGCGGTTACGAGATAAGTTTAAGATCAGCCCTAGGTGTCGCGTACTTCGCAAAGGCTTCATTGCTGAATACAAGTACGACGAGATTAGATCTGCACAATCTGCCCTGTTTAAAGAAACGCCTGCTAAGAATGAGTACTCGCATCCTCATGATGCATTACAGTACGCAGTACTAGAGTACTACAATCCTACGACTAGGCGCAGGGCTTTTACACGTTCTCAGTATAAGGCCGCCAGTTCTATTGGAGGATATTAATAGATGGCTAACGATGATATAAAAGTTTTAACTCCAGATCAGCTTGAAACAGAAGTCAGTAAGATACTGACCAAAGTAGAAGAGCCTGGTGATGAGACTGAAAAGAAAAAGACCAGGAGTGAAACCCTGGCAATGTATGTACGTGAGCGCTTTGATACTTCTGATAGGGCTCGTTCTGATATCGAACAGCGCTGGCTGCAGGACTTGCGCCAGTATAGAGGCCAGTACGAACCTGAAGTACTTGAGCGTATAGGTGATAACCGTAGTAAGGCTTTCGTTCGTCTTACTCGTACTAAAGTTAAGACGGTTGATTCTCGTCTTACAGATTTTCTTTTTCCAGCTAATGGTGAAAAGAACTGGGGTATTGAACCTACCCCTCTTCCTGAATATACACAGGAGCAGCTCGTTGAACTTGTACAGATGCACCTCAACGAGACTGGAGAGCAGATTACGCCTGAAGCTTTACAGCTTCGGGTGAAAGAATCTGCAGATGCTAAAGCAAAGAAGATGTCGCAGGTTATCGAAGATCAGCTTATAGAATTGAAGTATCGTTCTATTCTCAGGGAAGTTCTTCATTCTGGTAACTTGTATGGCACTGGTGTTCTGAAAGGCCCAATGGTTAGCCTTACAGAAAATAAGCAGTATAAAAAGCAGCAAACGGAAGAGGGTTACTCTGAATGGGTTATGGAGAACATTGACACCATTACTCCCTTCATTGAGTCTGTTCCTTTGTGGGATGTGTATCCTGACTTTACTGCAACTAAGATAGAGGACTGTCGGTACCTCATTCAGCGTCACAAGATGACTAAACATCAGATGACTGAACTTGCTAAGCGCAGCGACTTTAACTCTAAAAAGATTTATAAGTATCTGAAAGAAACTGCTGAAGGTGACTTTACTCGTAAGACCCATGAGGTTGAGTTGCAGTCTATTGGTAATCTTTCTGATCGTTCGTCTGACGGGGAAGAGATTCCTGGAAAGACGTATGAGGTTCTTGAATTTTGGGGATATGTAGACTCTTACGATCTCGAACGTGCAGGTGTATCTATACCCGACAAACTTAAAGGTCAGCTTGAACTAGCTGCTTGTATTTGGGTTGTTGGTAACGTAGTCGTTAAAGCTTCTCTGTCTCCTATTGATGGCGTTAAGTGGCCCTACTTCTTCTACTACTACGACAAGGATGAGACTTCCATCTTCGGTGACGGCATTGCTACTATCATGCGTGACGTACAGGAGCTTACTAATAGTTCGTTCCGTGCTATGCTCGACAATGCAGCAATATCGGCTGGTCCGCAGATTGAAGTTAACCTTGATCTTCTTGCTGAAGATGAAGATCCTACTGACGTCCATCCCTTCCGTGTCTGGACACGCACAGGAGAAGGGGCAGATGCTTCTTATCCTGCTGTTAGGGTATTCGACCTCCCTTCGTACGCTAATGAGTTCCTCAAAATGAGTGAAGCTTTTGAACGATACGGAGACGAGGTTACGACTATTCCCCGCTACATGTGGGGTGATCAGGCAGAAGGTGCTGGTCGTACTGCTTCTGGTTTGTCCATGATGATGGGCTCAGCTAACATTACTATTAAAGACCAGGTCAAGAACTTTGACGACGGTATTACTAAGCCGTTCCTTACTGCTATGTACCACTGGAACATGCAGTTCTACGATGACGACACTGTCAAGGGTGACTACGCTATCGTAGCACAGGGGACCAGCTCGCTTATCGCAAGAGAAGTATACGCGAACAGCCTCATGCAATTTGCTAATATCACAAACAATCCTGTGGATCTTCCTATCGTCAAGAGAGAGAAGATCATTGCGGAAATTGCAGAGTCTCTGGACTTGGGTGATAAAGGCCTTGTACTTACGGACAAAGAGATTGAAGTTAATCGACAGATGCAGGAACGTCAGCAGCGTGCTGAACGTGACTTCATGACGAAGATGACGGAGATCGCCCGTGAGTCTGGTGTATCGCCAACAGATATGATGGACACTATGCGCTCCGCGCAACAGGATTTGATGTCCGGTGCGTAATAGTGAAGAACGTAAGAAGTTAGAGAAGCTTATAGCCTCTCATGCAACTTCTGACATTATTCGTAATGTTGCAAGGTATCTAGAACTTAGGTTGGCGTCTGTCTTACCTAAGCTCCTGACTGCAACTGGAGATGAGCTTCTCTCTTTTCAGGGAGAGGCTAGAGAATTATCTAACCTCTTGAAGAAATTCAGGCCAGGCACAGATCCCCAGTTTTCACTGGCTTCTTCTGTGCTGTAGAAATACATGGGACACCACATGTTGTGGCCCCTTGTGGAGAAATTAATTGTCTAATAATACTGTTATTGAAACGTCTGGTAACGAAGAATTTGATGGGGCCTTTGATGAATGGCTCGAGGACAGTACCGCTGATGGTACCCCTGATGAGACTACACTTGAAGATACTCCGAACGATGAAACCAGTGATGTAGCAGATCCTGATGGTTCCGCTGAGGACACTGAAGAATTTACTGAAGATGAAGAATCTGAAGAGACTGCAGACTCCGAAGATACTGAAGAAGAAGTAGACTACGCAGCCCTGTATGAGTTGGAACGTCAGCGTCGACTCTCTTTTGAGGGGCGCATTCGTGCTGAAAAAGAACGGAAGCGCGCCGAAGAAACTGAACCCGAAGAGAAGAAGAATAAACCTTTTGATCTTCCGGACGAAGTTCGAGAGATGTATCCCGAGCTTGCTGAGAACTTGGACGCTTTGGTTCAGGACAGAGTTAAGTCTGCTCTTGAGCCTGTTAAAGCCAAGATCAAAGAGAGCGAAGTCGACAAGCACATGCAGTCCATTGAGGCTGCGCATCCCGACTGGGAAATTCTTGTGACTAGTGGTGAGCTTGATACATGGGCTTCTAGTCTGCCCCCGTTTATGCGTACAAACATTGAGCGGGTAAAGGCTAGTGGTACTTCTGACGAAGTCATTAGTATGTTTGACCTGTACAAGCGTGATCGTAAATCTGTAACTAAAACTAAACCTAGCAAATCTACTGTGTCTAGAAAGGCCAGTGACCCCGATAAAGCCATTGTCGACAAGGTTCTTGCTGCTCTCGCTGTTGCTAAGTCTCCTTCTAAAGTAGAGACTTCTCCGAAGAGCAATGATGATGATTTTGACAGTGCATGGGACGAGTTTGCTAAATAATTCACTCGGAGAATTAAACCATGCCCCAGACTGCATATTCTGATATTTCCAATCGTACTGCTGCTTTCGCTGCTGTTGAGATGCTGCGCCGCGCGACACCCTACTTGATCTTTGAGAAGTATGGCCAGGCTAAGCCCATCCCTACCAACAGCACCAAGGTTGTAAAGTTCCGCCGCTACGAAGCTCTTGACAATACTGTCAATGAACTGGTGGAAGGTGTTACGCCTACTGCTAAGAAGCTCACCGTCTCTGACGTTGAAGCTACTCTGAGGCAGTACGGTGATCTGGTCACCCTGACTGACGTCATCCTGGATACCCACGAAGATCCTATCCTCCGTGAAGGTGTTAAGGTTCTCGGTGAGCAGGCTGCCCAGATGATTGAGAAGATGCGTTTTGGCATTCTTCGTGCTGGTACCAACGTGTTCTACGCTAACGGTACTGCTCGTGGTGATGTCAACACCAAGCTTACCCGTATCCTCCAGCGCCGTATTACGCGTACGCTGAAGAGGAATATGGGTGACATGCTCACCGACGTTGTTCGTTCTACTCCTGCTTACGGCACGCAGAACATTGCCCCCTCGTATATTGCTATCTGTCACCCTGACTGTGAAAGTGATATTCGTGACATGGATGGCTTCAAGGATGTTATCGACTACGGCTCGCTTTCCCCGATGGAAAACGAGATCGGTTCTGTCGAAGGTGTCCGGTACATCTACTCTACCCTGATCGAGCCCTGGGCCGATGCTGGTGGAACTGCCGGCTCCATGTTGTCTACCACTGGTACTGACGCCGATGTATACCCCATCCTGTTTGTGGCTCGTGATGCCTATGGTATCGTTCCCCTGAAGGGTAAAGCTGCTCTGACCCCCATGGTCGTTAACGCTAAGCCCTCCAAGAGCGACCCCCTTGGCCAGCGTGCCCACATCAGCTGGAAGTCCATGCAGACCTGCGTTATCCTTAACCAGAGCTGGATGGTCCGCGCTGAAGTAGCTGTCACTGCCTAAGCATACGGAGAGGGTCTTCGGGCCCTCTCCTAATTCTATATAATATGGACACACACACCGTTGAAACTTTGTTAATGGATGCTGCTGAGCAAGCGCTCAAAAGCTCGGATCATATAACTATCCCTGTTCCTGTTGAGGAGATTAAGCTACCTTCGAAAGAAAGCGTAGCTCTTATCAAGAGTTGGGATGTAGATTTTATGGTGACCACTGGTGCCTTCGGTGTACTGTGGTCTTTTAAGAAAAATAACAAGAAGGAAGAGAACTAACAATGGCTGAAAAAGTAAACTACACTAAGATGAAAGACAACGAACTGCGTGGGTTGCTGTTCGAACGTAAGCTTGATATCCCCGAAGATGAGAACAAAAAGCTGGTTCGCAAGATCGCAATGGGTCTTCTCAAGGATTGGGATGAAAAGAATCCTGCACCTAAGGGAGACCGCAAAGTTAAGGTTGTGTTTCACCGTACCGGCAGCATCCATGGTTCTGGCAACTATGTATACTTGGCCCTTAACGGTGTAGGTTATCAGGCTCCGTTTGATAAGGAAGTTGTCATCCCTGAATCTGTTCTTCGTGCGTGCTGCGACGATGCCATCATGG